TCTGATCCTTTTGATACTGAATCATAAACTTCTAAAACTTCACCAGCAGTACCTGTAATACCACCGTCTTCATCAACGACTACTATGTGCATTTCGTCATTTACACCACTTCTATTAGAAGCGTATGTTGATGTTCCTGGCGCTTTATCTACTAGATCGTAGTATTGCCATCTTCTTCTTACTTGTGAACCGTTTGCAACAGCTGTGTGTAGTCCGCCTGTGCCTGATGGATGTCTTACAAAAGTTAAAGTGTCTGTTGAAACATCTGTAACTCTATATTCATGTCCACCTGACTCGCCGAAGTTTACAATATCACCTACATTAAAATCAGTTCCTGAAGTTAATACGATAGTTGTATCTCCAACTGCTGTTGAAGCGTCATTTGTTGTTGTTTTATTTACTGTTTCATATGCCGTTGCACTCGGACATACTGAAACTTTTAAGTTATTACCCCATGCGCCTGCTGTTCTTGCAGCCCATTCGCCAACGTTAGCCGAACCATCGTTATAAGGTCCTGTACTTCCGTCACCGTTTTGATAATGATCTGTGTTCTTAATTCTTAATGCTGATCCAGATACAACAGCGTTAACACTTGAAGTGTTTGCAGCTCGTACTACCCTTAAACTTGATGAGTATTGCAAGAAACTTGCAGCACTAAACCAAAATTCAAAGTTTGTAGAGTCAGGTTTACCAAACGTTTCTACTAATTCTTTCTCCGAACTAATAGACGTAACTTCGTCCATAGGTCCTTGATTGAATTGTCCTGCAACGGCACCGATCGTAGTTGCCACTGCTGGGATTACGTTTGTTAAATCCCTCTCTTGTACGAGAACACCTGGTGAAACTTGAAATGCCATATGTTTGTTCTCCTCTTATTAGCTAATAGGTATCATTAATCTCGTTTATATTTATAATATCTCACCTTTTCGTACGGTAACTGGCCGCCATACTTCGCCACTATCATCTTGTTGATATTCTTCTTCCATACCATTGTCCATGAAACCAAAGGGTGCCATATCTTGTTCTATTGCGTTTTGTTGTTCTTCATACATTCTAGCACGTACATCTTGGTCTGTCATTTCTTTGAAATATCTTTGATTTGTTATCCATGCAAATATAACGCAACACATAACTAAATCGTCATTAGAACCTTCCTCTGCTTGCCAACCTGATCCTCTTCTTACAAATGTTGATAACTCTTGTATTGTATGAAAATCATTTATCAATATCTTGTCGCCTTCTAACAATGATTTTAAGTTAGAACAACCTATACGTTTTACTTGTTTGGTCATACGTACACCTAATTGCGTACCTCTTTTACTGAAACCACCACCTAATATCTGACCTGCTCTACCTTTCATCATACACATTAATAAGTTTGTGTATTCTAATTCAAACTGTAAAGCGTCTGCTATTTGATGTCCTAGATCATTTACTTCAACACATATATGAGCATTGTTATATGCTCTTGCGACTTTCTCAATAGTATGAGGAAATAATATAGGTTTAATTTCGTTATCTCTAAATTTTGCAACCAACTTATATGGCATTTGTGTTACATCAAATACAGTAAAGGCAGAATAATCTCTTACAGTACCACGTGCTACGTCAACTGTCATAACATAATCTTTACCTTTTTCTGCTCTTTCGTACATATCTAAACCTTCGTTAGATACTAGTGGTGTATTGTGTGATAAGTTTCGTAATTTAGATGGATTGATTAATGTATCTACTGAACCTACAAACTCACACTCAAACTCTGTAGCAAATTGTGCCTCACTTGTGTTTCTAATTGTTTCTTCTTTCCACTTATCATCTCTACCAGGTACCTCTGACCAATGTACTTCAATAGGTTTATAATCGTTTCTTCCATGTATTGCGTCATTCCACAGTTTATAAAACATATTCATACCATGTGGTGTAGATACAATCATAACTTTAGAAGATTTACCAGAAGAAATTGTAGGATATACTGAACTAAAAAATTGCTCAGATATGTTATTAGGTATGAAAGCAAACTCATCAAGGAATATGATATTAAATGAACCACCTCGAATAGCGGAACTTGATGTTGCAGCTGCAAGTATCTTTGAACCGTTTTCTAATTCAAGTGAACCTTTGTTCCAGTTTAAGACACCTTGTTGTAACCATTTAGGTAAGTTTTCATATGCAAGTTGAAGTCTACCTAATAAATCTCTAGCAGTAGAACTTTTGTTGGCAAGTATGGCCACATTTATATTATCGTTAAATATAACTTGATGTAATAGATATGCAATAATTGTTGTTGACTTACCTGACTGTCTTGGTAGTTTACAAATAGAAAAACGATTTTCATGGAATGTCTTAACCATTTTTTCCTGAAAACCATACATATTAAAAGGTACTAGACCTTCATCAATATTTACAATTCTAGTATATGTTTTTATAAAGTGTATAGGATCATCCATGCACTTTGCAATCTCTCTTACTTGATCTTCGGTGTAACTTTGTTGTAGATTTGCTTTATATAGGTTAGGGTTACCTAGATATGCTTCAGTCATTAGGATTTACCTTTTTAAAATCTTTGTCTTCTTCACTTTCAATATCTTTATTTTTATTCTTTAACATTTTATGTAACTCTGCTGAAGAACCAACAAATAATGCTTGTTTAATATTTGTAGATGTTTTATTTGGAACGTCTTTTAGATTTTTTAATTTACCTTGCAAGTCTTGTAACTTATCAACTGTGTCAGCAACTTGTTTAATTAAGTTACCTGCAACTTCGTATGCTCTAGGGTGTTGACTTTCGTTTGCAATATCAAGTATGCCTTGAATTGCGTCTTGGCCTCGTTCTATAAGATTGTAATAGTTTTCTCTACTATACTTGTAATCATTGTCCACATCTTCTTTATTTTTATCTTCTAACCTAGGTACAGGAGGTGTATATTCTTTTTTGACAACAGCTTTAGTTAGTATTTTCTCGTTAGAGATACCAAGAGCTTCGTTTATTTTTTCATCTATAGTCATAATTAATAATTCGTTATAGTTGTTGTAAATCCAAAATCATCATCAGCGTCAGCAGTTGTCGGATTAGGAACTACAACAATTCTTTCTTCTTTTTCTGCACTAGTGCCTGTGTCGTTATATAAATCTGTTTGAGCAGTTTTAATAACTTTACTAGAATATATAGGGCCATATAGATAAGTTTTTGCTGTAAAGTTTAATGTATAGTTTACAGCTCTTCTTTGTGTAAATGAACCATCATATGTATCCTGATAATCAACACTATTTAGTGTTATCGGTACATCTCTTTTTATACCCATACTTGGTATTGCATTTACTGTAACTGTATAGTCTGGTTGAAAGTATGGTAGTATTTGTTCTATAATACATAGACCATCTTCAGCAGTTGCTGTAAATGAATATAAGTTAAATGACAAATTGTAAGGTACAGGATTGTATTGATAATATTGTTTAGTTGCGTCTGAAGTATTTACATTTTTAAACTTACCAACTCTTTGTAACTTACGAGATGAGTCATAAGACAAACCAGCAATTTCAAAACCCATACGAGGTAATGACATTGCCATTTCTCTTTGATCTAAATTAGGTTGTTGTTCTAATCTTGTTAAAAACTTTTCTTTAGGCGAATATGCAAGAGGTACTTTTAATCTTTGTATTGTACCACCATCACCATCTTTTCTTACAATGATAATGTTATTGAATATTGTACCAAATGATACAACAATTTTTCTTAATGATTCGTGGTAAAATTGTTTTCCAAACATTATGTTTCATCAACCTCTCCGAAAGGGTTTCTTTCTGTAAAGTCTAATATGTCATCACCTGTACTAGCAGTATCAAACCCAGCGTCAGCATTGTACGTGGCGTTATCAGCATAATCTCTAGTTTGTGTTGCAAGATTTTTATCTTCGTGTGTTTCTGTCAATAAGAAGTTTATAGTGTTTAATGTAGTATCAGAATCCTCTAACATGATACCACCACCATCTTCTAATGTTAATTGATGTTGTAATTGGTCTATAGATAATCTATCTTCAGCAACGTCAATTTCTGGCACACCAGTGTTTAATTTTTCTGAACTATATTCAAATCTAGTTGTTTTTAATTTATAAACTGGCAAATTGCCTAATTGAAAAAATGGCTCTTGGTCTTCAACAAACTGTATTTCAAAAAAACTGTTCATTAAAGGTACATAAACTAAATCACCTTCGTTTGGTCTTCCTGTTTTGATTAATGTAGCTGTACTATCAACTTGATTTTGCCATCTACGTTTAGAAATCATAAATGTTGTATCTTCTCTAATTTCTAAACCAAATTTAGATACTAATTCTTGTTCACCTGCAAATCCTTCAGTTGTTTCAATATACATTTCTAACATATATGATTGATCAAATTTAGATAGGACATCTTCTCCTAAAACTAAATCGTGGTTAACAAGTGTTCTTGGTAAATAGTAACAATCGTGGCCGTAAATTTTTAGACCTTCTATGATTAAATCTTCGTGTAATCTTTTTTCAGAGTCATTTCCTATACCATTGCCACCTTGAAAATAATGATTAACTGGCATGGTTTTATCCTATCATATACGTTACAGGCGTTTCGTATGTGCCTCTTATTTCTTCTTCTAATTTTCTTATATCTTCTAAAGCTTCTGAAAATATTTGTTGACCATTTAGTGTTACACCACCAATCATAGTAACACCATTAAATTTTGATAGATTCGCACCCCATTGTCTTTTAAGTAATGCAGTAACATATCTTTTTAAGTATATGTCGTTATAAACGTCTGTCATAACCGTAGGGTCTAATTTTCTAAAACATTCAATAACAAGATACTCACCTACTGATATATCTGTTTTCCAATCCATATCTACAAATAATTTGTTATTGTATTGATTAAATCTAATAGGTTTTTCACCTACTAATATGTGGTCTAAAAAATCTAAATGTTTCATTACCATTTCATAATGAATAATTGAAGTAGATGAAAAATCATATAGATCATTTAATCTCATTTGATATCGTACATCAAACATATTTTGATTACCTCTATTTGATAGAGGGAATATTCTTGTAACTGCTAATACAGCTTCTGGTACTACTATGAAATTATTTTGTTCAGTCCATGCAGTAGTAACTGAATTTTTAGTAACACTTGACGCAGTATCACCTGTAGGTGATTTAATTCTATCTACGTCTGCTTGAGTTACTTGATATTTAAGGTATGTTCTTTCAACGCCATCATAATGATATTGAGCAAAATATTGTAACGCTTCATCTATTCTATCTTCAGCCTGATCGTCATCTACATTTATCTCAATGACAGGCTTGCCTAATGTTCTTAAAGCGTACTGTTTTAATTCTTCTCTTGTTGCTGGGTTGGCCATACTAATCCTTTTATACTATTTATACGATTATTAGGCGTTGCAAAGACGCAATTATGGTGTGTCTAAAAATCGGTTTAGATTAATTGATTATTAACTTGCAGAACCAACAATTGTCTTAACAGCAGATCCAGTTGAATCATTAATTACTAATGTAACAGCACTAGCAAAGTGTGAAGATGTAAGGCCTGAAATCGTGTTTGATCCAGCAGCAATTGTTTTGTTTGTCAAAGTCTGTGTAGCAGTCAGTAACGCAATATCAGCTGTATCTGATAAATCAGTTGAAGCAATAGTTATGTCTGCACTACCATCAAATGACTGACCAGCGATTGTTCTAGCCGTTGCTAATGTTGTTGCTGTGTCAGCGTTACCTGTTACATCTCCAGTAATATTACCTGTGAATGTACCAGCAATCGTACCCGTACCTGTAATTGTAGGTGACGTTAATGTTTTATTAGTTAAGGTTTGTGTTGCGTCATTTAAAGTTATATTTGACGTATTAGATAAATCTGTTGAAGCGATAGTTATATTTGCTGAACCATCAAACGATTGACCAGCAATTGTTCTAGCAGTTTCTAATGCAGTTGCCGTATCGGCATTACCTGTAACATCACCTGTTACGTTACCTGTAACATTACCTGTTAAGGCACCTTCAAATGTTCCTGCTACAAATGTTTCTGAACCAACAGTCCATTTATCATCTGTTTCGTTCCAAACTAAAGTTTTATTTGTAGATGTTCCTCGTTCAATCTCTATACCACCGTCTTGTGATGGTGTGCCTGCTTCATTACTATTTAAAGTAATAGTGTTATCAGCAAGATTTATAGTTTCTGTATTTACTGATGTTGTAGTACCACTTACTGTTAAATTACCAGAAACGGTTAAATCATTAAACGTTACATTATCTGTAGTAGATAAACTTTGATCTGTGTCGGATAAATCTGTAGCAGCAATTGTAATATTAGCACTACCATCAAATGATTGACCAGCAATTGATCTAGCAGTTGCAAGTGTAGTTGCTGTGTCAGCATTACCTGTAACGTCACCAGTAATATTACCAGTAAATGTTCCTGCGATTGCACCTGTACCTGTGATTGTAGGACTGGTTAAAGTTTTGTTTGTTAACGTTTGAGTTGATGTTAATAATACAACATCACTTGTGTTTGATAAATCTGTTGAAGCAATTGTTATATTAGCGCTACCATCAAACGATTGACCAGCAATTGTTCTAGCAGTTTCTAATGCAGTTGCCGTATCGGCATTACCTGTAACATCACCAGTAAATGTACCAGCGATAGCACCTGTACCTGTGATTGTTGGACTAGTTAAAGTTTTATTAGTTAATGTTTCAGTACCAGCCAATGTAGCAAATGAACCATCACTTAATGCACTATTAAATTGTGCTGTTGTACCAGTTAAAGTACCTTCAGATAAATCTAATGTTAAAGTGTTTGAAGCACTATCAATAGTTTTATTAGTTAATGTTTCAGTAGAACTAGCTGTAATATAAGAACCTAAATCTGATATATTAGATTCAGTAATTGTAATTGTGTTTGAAGCACTATTGATTGTTTTGTTTGTAAGTGTTTGAGAACCAGTTAATGTTGCAACAGTACTATCAATGTTTAAAGTAATTGTATCTGTTGTAGCAGTTGATGTTAATCCAGCACCACCAGCAATTGTGAAAGTATCTGTACCAACTGTGATTGTGTCTGTACCACTATCACCAGCAATTGACATATTTGAAGATATGGCAGCTGTACCAGCAGCAGTTAATCGTCCTTGAGCGTCAACTGTAAATGTTGGAATTGCAGTTGAAGAACCATA